GTTGGAAGCCATCGCCATCAGAGCCAGAGCCAGTTGCACTATTTGTAATTTGTATTTTAGTTGAAACAGCAGATGGATCGTTAATGTGTAAGTGCCGTTTAGGCGAACTCGTCCCAATGCCGACATTTTGGTTTTGGTCAATAGTCATAGCTGTAATTAAATTGGGGCCACCTGATGCATTACTTGTCTGTAAATGTATTGCACTTGTATGCAGTGCGCCTGGCTCAGATATAAATATTCTTGCGGTTGCAGTACTACTCCTTGCAAAACTTAAAGCAGCATAGTTATGAGTAGGACTGGAAATTGTTATTCCACCAAGAGTTGTAGTTTTAACCTCTAGTTTGTCTAAGGGGTCTGCATCACCAATGCCAACATTACCGCTGCTGTCGATGCGCATGCGTTCTGTGTTGTTGGTGCTAAATGATAAAGGCTGGTTCTCACGTTGCTCAATAGCAGCTTGACCAGCGCTGCCGATACCAAGTTGGAAGCCATCGCCATCAGAGCCAGAGCCAGTTGCACTATTTGTAATTTGTATTTTAGTTGAAACAGCAGATGGATCGTTAATGTGTAAGTGCCGTTTAGGCGAACTCGTCCCAATGCCCAAACTCTCAGCACTCGCATCCCAGAAGAACTTTGGCGTGGTGCCTGTGTCCTCGTAGAAGCTGATGTCGCCGTTGTTTTGAATAGTTAGGTTTTTCTTGGCAACAGAAATATCATCAGATTTTGATACAAAATGTATCTCACCCGCATCATTGTTATAAGAGTTGCCAATGTAAGTATCAGTTGACCCAAATGTTTGATGCTCAATAAAGGCATTGTATAATGCGTTTGTTGTTAGTTCTATACGGCCAACATTCCCACCACCTACTGTTAAACTTGGCCCAGTAGAGGTAGCCGCAGTCATATTTACATCATTGTTGAACTGAGATGTACCATCCACAGTCAGCCCATCGCTGGTCAAAGTACCCGTGATGTCTACGCCTGTGCTGGTGGTGGCGAGTTTCTTGGCGTTGTCGTAATAAAGGTCAACTGAGCTATTCTCTGTGGCAATAAGCATGTTTTCGCCAGTATTGTTGCCTACGAAGCGTATATCTGATGCCGCTTGAAGTCTTAAGCCACCTGTTCCAGTATCTCTTACATAACTTGCAGACCCATCATGGTAAATCTGTAGGTCACCTCCAGTGGCATCACCGAAGGTCATCTTGTCGTTGTCACCTAGTCTGATCTCTTGGGCAGCAGCACTGTCAACTGTAATTGTGGTACCATTAACCGTAAGGTTTCCGTTGATAGTTGCATCGCCAGTTACATCAGCAGCAGTTGTGCTTAGTGTAACCGCTTTTGAACCGATATAACCTACCATTATGTTTGCTCCAATACACTCAGAATAACGTCTGCTGAAGATGCAGTATTACTCGTAACAACCACTGTGTCAGTAGTCTCTAAGATAATCTTACCGTCTAGTACCGATAGACCCGACCCTGCTGGGATAGGTGCGCCTTTAACCACGTAGACTCCTGCACATTGTACATCTACTAGAATCTGTGCTGCTGTTACGTTAGCTACAGTTAAGCCAATTGTAACTGAAGTAGTAGATGATGGAACTGTGTAGACCGTAGTAGCGCTAGTTCCTACGCTTGCTGATGTGTAATTTTTAAAAGTATTTGCCATGTCTTACCCCAATGCTATTGCGAGTGCCAAGGCTTCACCAGCTTGGTCTACGTCTAGGTTTGTTCGTGTTGTAGCTGCATCTGTAACATCTAAAGAACCAGTGATAGACAGGCTAGAACCATAGTTGCCACTTGCGTCTAGATACATAAATCTACTTGCAGGGACTGTTATAAAAACCTGCTTATCACCAGAACCCCAACTTACAGCCGCGTCAGAATTCGAAGATTCGTATATTGTTGTTCTGGCAAGCGTAGTACCAGATGCCGTAAACGTACCTACACCAATTTCGTAGTCTGAGTTGTCGGTCACAACGTAGTAAACAGTATCACCATCACTGCAAACACTTGAGAAAGATTGATACCCAGTTACGGCACCCGCTAAAGTATATGTACCTGTCCCAGTTGTTGCCGTGCTTTCACGGACTCTGTCTGCTATGACCAATGCCATGTTTCACCTACGCAATCCGAATGATAGCGTTACTCGCATCTGCTGTTGGGAACTGGATAGTAAAGTCACCTGCAGTAGATGTCTTGTCTGAACCGAAGTCTAGAATGATAACGCTTTCTGTAGTGCTAGAGCCACCACCTGTTGTGGTGTTATAAAGCAACGCTCCACGAGCTGTGATAGTAGCTGTAGAGAATGTTAGGTCAGCAAAGTCAGTAAACGCTGTTGTGCCTGACGTTGTAGGTGTGACATTTGTCAATGTACCGCCACCTGCTGTGTACCCAGTACCACTAACCTCGTTGGTAGCAGTGTAGTCAGTTGTAGCTGCATTAAAAGACGCGCTGTTGTCATAAAGAGCCAACTTGAAAGTGTGGCCTGTAGAGTTTGTGAAGTCATGCTTCCCCTGTAAAAGCTCTTGCTTAAAAGAGGTACACATATAGTTACCAGTGAATGCCATTATAATCTCCTTATAGCTTCTGCTAGTTCAGGATGACCTGCATCCTTGATCGCATTATACACAGTTGTTCTATCACTGCGAATAGCTTCTCTCATATAAAAAGCTACAACTTTTTCCATCTGCTTCTTATATGCTTTTGCTTGGTCTCGAATAGCAGGGTGAGCGGTATCAGACACACTTATTAGCTTTTCGATACATCTTTCAGCGACTTCGTCTGGGGTGAAGCCTCTGTTTTCAGTTGTTACTACATCAATAACTGGAGCACTTGGGATATCAAACTTTATATTAAACATCACCCGAGCCGCCCATCTTTGTACTCATCTCTTTGAGACATCGTGTCAACTTTAAACAACGCCTGCATAGCATCATCATACTGTTGTCTATAAAGCTGCATAATGTCAGGGTCGCCTTTCATGTAGGTATATGCCTCAACCAACGAACCGTTCAAAAGAGCAGTCTCGGCGTTTTCCCCTAGCCAAGATGTAGAAGCTGTAACGATGGATTCAGGATCATAGTAGTAATGCAGCTCAACCGTATAAGACGCATCGGGCGTTGGCCCTAATATAAAGTTCCCATAATCTAAGTTATCATCGCCATCAAATTGACCGTAAAACCTCGGAAGCCCAGTCGTTGAACCAGGATATGCTTCACGGATAAAGTTAACATCTTTGTCGTATAGGTAACTGTAATCACCAGAACCATCTACTACCGCTAGAGAAAACACAGCTAGGAAGTCTGTAGGTCTCTGCAGATATCTGTTTCCAGATGTTAGTGTACCTGTCACATTTTTACGAAGCTCTGGGATAGTAACAGTACGATATATCTTTTCTTCCGCCTGCCGTACAAACGTAGGAATGTTAGAAACAAAAGATGTTTCTTCGTACTCTGTATAATCCTTTATCGCTTGTACTAACTCAGAATAGTTCATTTGAACTTTTATCCCATCTTACTGTAGCTACCGCCACGGGTTGCTTTACCCATTCCACGGCACATGCCGCCGCCCATCATCTTCTTAACCTTTCCACCGTAGCTCTTGCCAGTAACTTCTTTAAGCTCATTCTCTTCAGCGTTAGGTGACAGATCAATTAGTTCGTCGTCTTTGTACTTCTTTACATGTACTTGATCACCAGCCTCTGCACGAGGTGATACATCTTTGAACTTTAGACGCTGTTTCCCTTTGCCTAGTCTCTTCTTTGGTGCTGGCATAATTCTATCCTTACGTTGTTGTAACGGTAACTCTTCCGACAGATGCTACCATATATTGCCCTGAATTTCCAACAGGCTTCCAACCAAACAACTCTCTGCTTTTTTCCTGTGAAGCATCTGGTCTTGGATTCAATAGAGGCTGTTGATCAAACACTTTTACTCTACCTAAAAAGTTTTGCGGATGATCGGCATCTGCAACGTCTCTGCCTACACGAAGACCTGTTTTCTTCCCGTTAACAAACTCGTCAACAAGGTCTCTTAAAGGGTATCGAAACCCTGTCCTGTCGCAGAATCCAAAAGCATATTTACCTTTTGCGTAAGCCATTAGCCACCTAACATAAACGTATCGTATGGAACAAACTTAATAGACGCAGTTTCAGTATCCTCACCAGCAGCAAGTTCAAACTGATATTCATACTCTTGCTTCAGGGGGGACACACGACCTGCAAGTTCTGGTTTCTTCATTGCTATGTAGTAAGCTAACCCAGATGCAAGGCATGGAATAAATCTTGGTGGAACTGCGGCAGTTGTGCCAACACCAGAAGACAAACAATCTATGCCTTTTAATCTGTAGTAAGAAAGCGTGTAAGTATCTGTGCCATCTGGAACAGGCCATAAAGTTACCTTTGTCTCTGTAGCTAATCTTTCTACGAATATCTGGCTTGGTCTGCCTTGTGTATTCTTACTGGACTGTTGTGCATAGGTAGAAACAGATATGCGCTCAATACTGTAGTCGATCTGATTTGTCCCAGTGCCAGTTCGTATCTGATGCTCTATTAGGTCAATCGTATCAGTTGGCATTGTGTAAGTTGCCGTGCCCGCTGTTAGAGACAAGGTGCCAGCATCGACTGTAAACAGGTTAAGGCCACGGTTCTGCCATTCCAGAAGAAGCAAATTCAAACTACGCCTTGCAGTTTTAAGATCGTACCCTGACTTCATTTCTAAGCCAGCACGTTCAAACGCTTCCTCAAATATTTCTGGTAAGTCAGGTACAACTACTGCCATTTACTTTTTCCTAAACCGTTTGGTTTTCTTTGCAATTTTTTTAGGTTGAGCCACATGCTGCTTACCTGCCTTAGTGCCTTTTCGTTTTGCTCTAGTGGTTGCAGCATATTCAGACTTGCTAAGAGACTTAATAGCCTTAGCAGGTAAATACCGTTCACCAGTCGCATTAGCGCCTTGTGTTGACGGCTTCCCACTTTTAGTGCGCCACTTTTGTTTTGTCCAATTTTTTAGACTCTTCTGTGACTTCTTTAGGGCCATTAATCTCTGTACCCTCCTCCTGCGGCCTTATAACGCTTGGCTAACATTTGAGCCTTACGTGCGGACCATTGACCAGCTTTGCCGCCTTTAGACCCAGCCTTAATCTCGCTAAACAATCGCTTACGCAATGTAGGCTTCGTATAGTTGCCTGCTGAGTTTACCGTAGATTTCTTTTTGGCTGGAGCTTTCTTCTTGGCTGGCATTATCTCATAGTGCCTTTCGTCTTACCGCGCACCGCGCATCCATCGCCACGGACTCTTCCGCCTTTAGCCATCTTCTTACCGCTGGCAAGACCCGCAATTCCAAGCATACCTGGGAGAGTGACCCCAGCTTTTTTTGCTAATCCAGGGAGCACACCCATAGACATGTCAAAGCCTTTTTTCTTTGCAAGCTCTGGCAAAATACCGCCAATCATTTTCTTCTTAACAGGTTTTTTCTTGTACATTGTACCACCTTTCATCTGACTTCCCATGTTTGCGCGGGATATAGTCATGATCCTTTCTTCCATTTAGTTGAGCTAGATTTTGTCTTGCTTGGTGACCACTTGACCTTATCGGCCCAATAAGCCGCAGACATCTTGCCTTTGCTGATGTTCTTTGCGTGACGAGACTTAAAGGCTTTGCGCTGCCCTACGGTCTGATTTGTCTTCACACCCTGCTGACCAAAGCGAATAGTCTTTACCTTGTCACCTTCTTTAGCCACAACAATGTGTGACTTCTTTGGGTGATTGGGTGTACGCTTAGGCTTGTTGTAACCAGATACACCCGCTCTAGCTAACCGTGGGTCTTTCTTTTTCTTTTCAGGCATTACAGAGTATCCCCATTTTTAATGTAGATGATCTCAAAAGCCGCAGATATGTCAAATATAACACTTGCTGAAGACGAAACAGCCCTTACTTCTATGTCCGTTTTTTCAGTAAATTTTAGCGGAACAATTAAGGTGTTTTCGATGTGCATACCCGTGGTAAGAGACTTTACATCTTTACTCTGAAACACCTCTCCAAACGGTCTAGCTGCCAATGTCATTTTACACACGGCAGGTGTATTAGATGACGTACCATTGGAAACATCGTACTGCATCAGATAACCCGTATAACCTGCGGGTACCGTCCACAACGCCATCAAAGTCTGGTTTGTACCGTCACCGTTAATCGTGGCGTAAATGTTTGCAGGAACACCCGTAGTCACAGTTCCCGTTCCCGCATATAT